AACGAATGGGAAGAAGGTAGAGATAAAGATATAGATTTAGACCTTAATAAGATTAATAAGGCATTAGATGAGGATGAAGAATGTTATAATGAACTAATTATGAAGGCCACTGACAACTTTGCAGTATATACTCGTATCAAACTTAATTTGCCTTTATATTATGGTTAGATGTTACTGATATGAGTTATATGTTTGGTAGTGCTAAATAAAAATTTATTATTATTAACTTATGTTTATTTAACATATAATACATCTATATTGACATACCACTAAACCTAACATTTATACTATTATGGGAGATTTATTCTATCAAATGAAAGATTCGGGCGAATTACGAGAAGCAGTTAGCATCTGGTTAGGTGATGAATCTACAGCGAAAACAAAATATGGTCATATTGGAAATTGGGATACTTCAAAAGTTACTAATATGAATGGTGTGTTTTATGATGCGAAAGAGTTTAATGAAAATATTGGAAATTGGGATACTTCAAACGTAACTAATATGAGAGGTATGTTTTATAATGCTAGTAAGTTTAATCAAGATATTGGAGGGTTGAATGTTTGGTAGTGCTCATAATTTTAATGAAGATATAATTGGAATATGGGATATTTCAAACGTTCTTTATGGAATGTTCTATGATACCTGATAAATAAACCTTATCATGACCTTTTCGAATAATTATCCCAATCCACATTTAATAAATTAATTTTTTCAGTTAAGTTGAAATTAATTTTGTATGTTTTACACTATACTACACAATATAATTATAAGACTACACTAAAATAGGTTATATAAAATTGAATTTGAAAAATACTAATGTATTTAGTACAACTATAATCGTACAATCGAACAATGACAAATAAATCAATCCAAAAGTGTGGTGCTAGAAAGATTGCCCAGATTTTCAAGGACGAAGTATTAAATAATAGTAAATTTACCTTTAAAAATATATTAGTAAATGATGGGTTAGGGTGTACGTGTGGTGGGTTTGATGGTCGGGTAGAGGGGTGGGAGAACATGTGGGGTAAAAATTTATGTAATTGTAAACGGGGAGATTATGACAGACCAGGAAGAACCATCTTTTCCAAAGATTACTACAAAGATTATATAGTAGATGGAATAACCAAATACTGGGATGGACCAGAACCCAGATACGATGAATATATTAAATCAGAATATATTAAATATATTAAATCAGAGGGTGAGGATGATAATTGTGATTATGCTAGATGTTCAAATTTAAGTTCATGGAATGAGTCTATTTTTCCAGGCAATGGTATTTGTGCTGACAAAACCAATTTCACAAAAGTTTTAGGATACACTGAATACAATGTACCAAAGGACTACGAGGCTCCTGACGATGAAACAGCAACCGATATAATGAGACGAGAACAATTTTTCTTCAAACATACATTTATATGGAGTGAAGGTTGTAGCATTCCTCACAAAAGATCATTGTCAACTTCTCTTCTAATCAAATCAATAGAAGTCCTCTGCTTTCTCAATGCCATTATCATGGTTGTTAAAGTATGCGAATATATTGTACGATTATGTTAGACATATTGGATTTAATAGTGATGAAACATATTATGACTATATTTACAAATCCTATATTGATTCGTGATTATCTTATTTTATAATAAACATTTTTTATATACACTATAATACGCATTTATAGTGTATATAATTAAAAAATGATTTTATTTAAAAGGTATAGTACAAAACAAACATACTAAACCAAATGCCTTCCAATCAAAAAAAAAATCTTAAGATGGCGAGCACACTTGTTAATTGTATCATGTGGATTTTATTAGTACAACAGTGTATAACAGATATACATAGTAAACATAGTCTAAAAAAAAGTTGCCTTTTATTTGGGTTACTTAATTTAGATATGTATTTATTTGGAAAAATCGAAGGTTATGAATGAGATAGATACTTCAAAAGTAAATGATATGCAATGAAGTCACCCACTTATCTTGAGGATATCCTAAGTAGTATAATTTTATGGTGACTATTATTTTAATAAATATTACACTTGAAGATTTAAAATGGGACAAAAAAATATGCGTTTAACTTTATTAAAAATAAGGAATGTATAAATTTTAATAAAGATGTTGGTAGATGGGATACTTCAAAAGTAATTGATATTTTATAATATTATTACATTATAAAATTGATTTATTAACTTATTTTTTATTTAACATATCATATCATACATATTATATGACTAATACCATGAAACCTTCTAATGATGCATTAAGATGTATATTACATAAAATTAATGACTATGAATCTAGTTTATATAAGATTATATTATCACTCGTATTTTATCCAATGAAAGATTCTGGTGAATTACGAGAAGCGGTTAAACTCTGGTTAAGCGATGAATCTACAGAGAAAACAAAATACGGTCATATTAGTCTATGGAATACTTCAAATGTTACTGATATGAGTTTGATGTTTAATGGTGCTAAAAAGTTTAATGAAGATATTGGAAATTGGGATACTTCAAAAGTAACTAATATGAGATATATGTTTTCTTATGCTAAAGAGTTTAACCAAGATATAGGGGGATGGGATACTTCAAATGTAACTAATATGGGTGGTTTGTTTTATAACGCTAAAGAGTTTAATCAAGATATTAGTAAATGGGATACTTCAAAGGTTACTGATATGAGTAAAATGTTTCGTGATGCTATTAATTTTAATCAAGATATTGGAGGATGGGATACTTCAAAAGTAACTGATATGAGTTATATGTTTTATGGTGCTAATATTTTTAATAAAGATATTGGAGAATGGGATACTTCAAAAGTAACTAATATGGGTTGTATGTTTCGTTGTGCTTATAAGTTTAATAAAGGTATTAGAAAATGGGATACTTCAAATGTAACTGATATGAGTGGGATGTTTTATCACTCTATAAACTTTAATCAAAATATTAGTAGATGGGATACTTCAAATGTAACTAATATGAGGTATATGTTTCTTAATGCGAAAGCGTTTAATCAAGATATAGGAAGATGGGATACTTCAAATGTTACTAATATGAGTTTTATGTTTCAATATGCTAAAGAGTTTAATGAAGATATTGGAGGATGGAATACTTCAAAAGTAACTAGTATGTGGAAGATGTTTTGTAATAAAGATATTGGAGGGTTGAATACTTCAAATGTAATTGATAAATAATATTACATTATTAAATATAAAAATATCAATTTATAGTTAAGTAAAGTATATTTGTTTAATTTTCATCTGTTAATTTATTATCCTTAATTTTGTATTTATATCAATTTTTTAAACCAAGATTTAACGTCTTTTTTTTTACTTTTTTTTAATTCTCTACCTTTTTTTAGTGTAAAGTGTTTTTTTAATTTAGTAATACCACCGACACTGTCATCACCGATTGCATTCCCCCTCGCATTTTCAAAAGTATTATATTTTTTTGAGCCAAATGTTGTTTGTATACCCAGATAAAATTTTACCTTCGTGAGGTCCGTCAAATTCTGTTTTTTTTGTTTTACTGGAATTTTTTTTAATAGATGATTTCTTTTCATTTCTTCCATATAACTTATTGGTTTATCAATTATTATATTTTTTCTGGTTAGATAATCTATATAATAAAAAATTGATTTAATTATTTATTTTATATACTAATTGGATTGAAACAAATAAACACATATCAATCTCACACAAACTCTCGCACAAACTCACATAAACGAAACAAACTTGTAAGAGAAACACATTACAAACTTGTAAGCGAAACACATTACAAACTTGTAAGCGAAACAAACAACAATGTCTGATGTTCTTAACCTTAACGCTTGGGAAAGGATAACATTGATTACCAAACCAGAACAGTCCGGTAAGACTTTCCTGATGATTCAACAAATCATTAAAGACTGTGGAGATATTGAAGACACTCGACAGACGATTAACTTTATCTTCTGTTCAAACTCTTTACTTCTCACAAAGCAGACTGGGGCACGTGTCGGCATGAGCAAAGGATTGATTGATATTGGAGGAGAGAAATACATCAGATTCTCTTCTTCAAATGAAAAGGACTCTGTCAAAACAATTGACGAGGTTTTTTGTCGTATCATAAGGAACGGTGTCCCCAACATCATCTGTTGTACCAACAAGTGGAGAGTTGATGACGTTCCAAATATCATCGAAGATTTGAATCAGTCCCACCTTCTCACGGGTAACTTTAAATTTAATATTTGGTTAGATGAAGCAGATACGGCTATTACTTTCATCTCCAAAAAGTTTGTTCCACTTCTTCAATCTCATCGAAATGTTAAATTGAACCTTATGACAGCCACTCCTGAAAAACTATTTAACAAGTTCAAGAGTATCAACGTTCTCCCTCTAGAAGATACCACCATCCCTACGTACCACGGTTGGGAAGATAACCGTCCTATTATTGTACAAGAAAATGCTACTGACACTATCGGTTTTGCCCAGAATGTTCTTACTAACCTCGTTTCAGCCAAAAAAGGAAGTAAGTGGTTCATTCCATCAGACCATAAGAAAACCTCTCATAAAGAGATGAGAGATATGCTCAATGGTAAGAATTTTGCTGTATTTATCGTCAATGGTGATGGCATAGAACTCACTATTCCAGGAAAGAGCGAGGTCATCATTGAGAAGAAGAATGATGAACTGAATACTCAGATAAAGAGGTTGTATGAAGATAATGAACTTTCTAGATTTCCTATTGCCATCACAGGACACTTCTGTATTACACGTGGAATCACTATCGCGACGGAAGATTTTATGATTGATGGAGCGATTCTATCTAACTGTCAGAATAAGCAAGAAGTTTCTCAAACTGCTGGGAGGGTAAAAGGAAATTGGAAGGAATGGGCCAACTACAAAATCCCAGAGGTGTTCACCACCGAGAAGTTTAACAAAATTGCTATCGAGAAGGAACAACAGTCGCGAAATCTGGCATTGATGGCGAAGGAACAATTGGAAAGAGGAGGAGGAACTACAATGAATAGAGGAGACCTTCGTATGGCTGGTAAACCTGACCCTAATATATCATACGAAAAATTCAATACCTTCGAAGAAGCCAAGATATTTGTGAAAAAACATTTCATTACAGATGGTGGGAACCAGTGCCATGGTCCTAATAAACCTAAGAAGAATGAAGATGGATTCGTTAAGAAGTACAAAATCTTAACCTTTGAACAACTTCATAATTCAATCTTAGAAAATACATCTTGGTCAGAGGAAGGAGCTTCTGCAAAGAAAGCTTTTCCTTATTATGAGGATATAACTGACCCCGCTAGTGGAAAGTGGGCAGTGTTTTTCCAGAAGGATAAAAAATATTACAAAGAATAAAGAGAAAAAGAGAAAAAAGAGAAAAGATAAAAAAAAATTAACCTATATTTTTTAGTTTATGTATTTATAGTAATTAATTTACACCTTTGAATATTTATATTTAGATAATTTATCATTTTAATTTATAAAGAATTATTTAATTATAATGAGGAATATTCTATATTTTCCATTGGGTAATCTTTTTCATTAACTTTTTCCTTTTCTCCCATAGGACTAAATGCCATTTTATAATCATTCATTCTTATATTTTCTAGATTTCCAGAATAATCTAATATTTCACTTCCATCTATAGGAAAATTAGTGATAGTATCTGGGAGGTATTGTGGTTCTTCATAAATCATAATTTGACTTTGAAATTCATTCTTCACTTTTACAGTTTCATTTGGAATATATTCCGTTTCATCAATATTTATAGGAAATGAATTATTTTTTACCGAATCATTATGTTCTCCCAATCCCATATAATCACTATTAATTACATATTCATTATTTATAGTATCATTCTTTATAGTATCATTCTTTATAGTATCATTCTTTATAGTATCATTCTTTATAGTATCATTCTTTATAGTATCATTCTTTATAGTATCATTCTTTATAGTATCATTCTTTATAGTATCATTCTTTATAGTATCATTCTTTATAGTATCATTCTTTATAGTATCATTCTTTATAGTATCATTCTTTATTAAATTATTAATGTATTCGCTCGCCTCCATAAATTCCCCATAACCTCCTTCCAACGGATTATTATCAAACGGATTAACATCTATAATATTAAGGTCTTCATTAAATTTTCTATTAAAGTCATTTATCCAATCACCCGTTTCTTCAAATATCTGTCCAAATGTAGGTGGTTTTATTTCTTCTTGTTTTTTACAAAATATAGCAAATTCATCTTCCAATGTTTCATAAGTGGTTTCTTTCACATTTTCTAATTGTTCTTTAATGTAGTTATATGCCGAAGACACCACATTCATATCTTTATTATTTCCACCTTTATCTGGATGACATAATAGTGCCATGTTATAATAATTTTTTTTAAGTTCTGCTAAATTACTTCTGGAATCAACTCCCAATAAACCATAAGGATCTATTAATTTATTTTCCATTTACATATTATTATAATTTTTTTTTTAAATTCATAACGCATTTTATATAGTTTGTATAGCATATAGTATAGCATATAGTATAGCGTTTATAGTATAGTTTGTATAATATAGAATAGCATATAGTATAGCGTTTATAGCATAGCATATAGTATAGTCTATATAGTTTTTATATAGTATAAAAAAATTGATTTTTATACTAATCTATTAAGCAATTAGACTGCGAAAACAACAAAACAACAACTTACAACAAACAAAACAAACAAAATGTCTAATACATCTACAACCAAATCTACACTTCCAAGCATCGAGGCATCCGTCTGCGTCTCTCTTGGTAGCACATCCGCTCAAGGTTGGTCTTTGAATGGATATGGTGAATTGGAATTCCTCTTTGGTGATGAATTGTCTCCAGAAAATGTCTCCATTAAGACTCTTCAAAATTCCAAGGAAACCGTCAAACATCTATTTGATTACTTGATGCTTATGGTCCAAACAAATAAAAAAGTCATCTTCTTTAATTCCATTGGATATTCGATTGATGGTGGTAAAAAGAAAGGCGACGAAGTTGGTCCAGCATATTCCTATGTCGAGGATGTTAAAAACTTTCAAAACCTTGAACTAGTTGGTATTATGGCGGAAGTGGTACAGGAAAATCCGGCAATGAGTGAAAGATTTGTGGTAATCAACCGAAACTACAAAACTTCTGATGGTGAGGAAATCGCAGGACAATGGGCTAAACAAATCCAGCAATATCTCGAAGAAAATGATACTCCTGGTATGGAGTGGGTAATTGACCTTGGAGGCAAAAGTGGAACACTCTATCACTATGAAGAAGGCATCTATAAGAAAAGGGAAACTATCTTTTCTGACCCATCACCAAACTCGGTTATTAGGAACCCTGACGAGTTCTCTAAAAGTCTTAAGATTGAACTAGATAAGTTGAAAACAGCAGGTATCGACCTTTCTAAGGTGGCAATTCTTCAAACTGGAATGGCAAGAGATAAAAATACAGTAGAAATCTTTTCTAAGGAAGTCGCGTTTCATAAATTCATCACCCAACAAGATGAAGGTAAATATGAGGCGATTGATTTTTCTAAGACAGTCCTAAAGGCACTAGATGTTAGTTCTTTTACACTTAGTCCAAAAGAAGGACAAAAAATGGTAGTTAAATCGCATATTGCTAGGGGGTTTTTTGGAAGGATTTTGGAACAAATTCTTTATACAATCTGGTATTAGGTTCGTGTATAAATAGTAACACTATATTCTCCAAATTTATTAGTTAATTCCAACCAATAACAATTATTATTTTTAAATTTATCCATATTTTTATTTGCTTTTTCTATTATATTTTTATTTGTTCCGAAAAGTTTTAATATATTAGTCATCACTTCCATAATATTTTCCATTTTATACTGTGAATTAATTCTTATAAAACAACCCATTGGTTTATCTGAACCTTCGTTATATTTATAAATATGACCGGTGTTTACATTATTCATAGTATTTACATTATTCATAGTATTTACATTATTCATAGTATTTACATTATTCATAGTATTTACATTATTCATAGTATTTACATTATTCATAGTATTTACATTATTCATAGTATTTACATTATTCATAGTATTTACATAAATTTGGTAGGGTATAACTTGATATAATCTACTGGCCATATCTATTGGGAAAATATTATTAAGGTTAAAATCAATAGTATTTAAACATATTTGTTTAGTATATTGATTTTTATCCTTTTCTAAAATATATCCACGAATAGATGTTGTAGTAAATCCTATATAAATTTTTTCATATGGAAGAAATGGTTTTTTATAATAATAAAATTCATCAATTATTCCTTCTTTGGATAGTTTGATTATTTCATCACTTAAATGTTTATCTATTTGATAAATATTATTTACTCCATCTATGGTTTTTTCAATAGGTAGTTGATTATTACTATCCAGTTTTATATTATTACTATCCAGTTTTATAATAAAACCCTCGTCTATTTTATCTGCACCTACTTTCAAATAATCTTCAATAACCATATTAATTTTTATTTCCTCGCACATATTTTTAAATTTATTTATTGTTTTCGTCCTAAAATATTGAATATAAACTTTTTTAATTGGACTAATTGAATAATATACCACTATTATTATAATTGAAATAATAATTAATTCTTTCATTATTAAATTATTTACAAATTAATTTAAAATATTAAATTATATACAAATATATATTTACATGGAGTCTATAAAACCTAAAGTTGCCGAACCTATAATAGTTGCCGAACCTATAATAGTTGCCAAAGAAGAAACTATTTATGATACATCGGATACATCTGATACTTCTGAAGAAGAATATAAAGAACAAATTATTAATGGTTATAAAAAATTATATTTTATGGGGAAGGGGTCATTCTCCAGTGTTTTTAAATGTAATAAAAATGGCGAAGAATATGCTTTAAAACAAATTAATAATGATAAAAAATTTATTAAATATGCTACAAGAGAAATAAATTTTTTAAAAGATATGAAAAATCCAAATATTGTAAAAATGGTGGATAATTTTATATATGAAGATATACAATATATTGTATTTGAAAAATTAAGAGTAAATTTGTATAGTTATAATAAACATATTAAAGATTTTAATATTCTCACTAAATATTGTTATCAAATTGCGGAAGGTTTATCATATTTACATTCCAAAAATATAATTCATGCTGATTTAAAATTAGAGAATATAATGTTAACAAATGATTTAGAAAATATTAAAATTATAGATTTGGGTTCCAGTATAGAAAGTAGTTATAAAATAGAAAATAAAAAGAATTTTTATATTCAATCTAGATATTATCGAGCACCAGAGATATTATATGAAATTGATTTAAATCCTAAAATAGATATTTGGAGTTATGGTGTAATTATTACTGAATTAGTATTTAAAAAATGTATTTTTAATGGTAAAGATACTAAAGATATGATATATAAAATATGCGATTATATAGATATCCCCTATTTATTAATGTATACAGATACTTCTTGTTTTAATAGTCTTTTTATAAAAGATATTGATGGGATAGGAATTGGTATTAGTGACTATAGATATTCTAAAGAATCCAATAATTATAAATTAAAGGGATTTAGAGAAAATAGATTAGATGATTATTTAAATTATGCCCTAAAACAAAATTTTCAAAATATTTTCGATTATCAAATTTATAATACGATTTCTTTAATCTATAAAATATTTGACTATGACCCTAATACACGACTAAGTGCTGAAGAATGTAAAATAGAATTATCTTTATTGGAATAATATTTTTATTTTTATTATTTATTATTTATTATTTATTATTTATTTTTATTTTTATTTTTATTTTTATTTTTATTTTTATTTTATTTTTATATTTTTATTTTTATTTTTATTTTTATTTTTATTTTTATTTTTATATTTTTATTTTTATTTTTATTTTTATTTTTATATTTATTTTTTTAATTGTATATAGTAATGACTAAAAGAAATGTAAAACAGATAAACATTCCAGTAAATATACGAAATAGGATGGAAAATATATATAGTTATATTAAATATTGCCAGAACTTAGAAACAGCGTATAAAAATAAGCATGAAGAAGTCCGTACATTAAATAATTATTTAATAAGAATACAAAAAGTTATGCCAGAAAATGTAAGTAAAAATTGCCCAGAAGTGAATGATATAATTAATTATATAGAGGGAATACCAAGTATCCCAGATACCGAAAAATTAAATAGAAATCTCCAACTAATGATAGATGAGCAAGCAATTTGGAAGGACCAAAGTGATAGAAATTATAATTTAATTAATAGAAAAATAGGAAACTTATCAGAAACTAGTGAATTCCTAGATGTTGGAAATGATAGCCACAAACCAGCAAATTTACAATTGGATGGTATAAATATAATACCATTTTTTAAAGAAAATGATAATCTTACAAAATACGGTGGTAGTTTTCTAAGTTCTTACTATAGGTTAAAGAACCCTATATCTTTAAAATTTAGAGAAATTGGCGAAATGAAGTTTAATTGTGTATGTACGGCGTATCTTTCTGGGATGTCTAGATATATAAAAGATAAAGTTATTAAAAAGGATTTTCTAGTTAGACTAACTAAGGATATTTTAAGTTTCCGAGAAATTAAAAATATAAAAAAAAAATTTATGGTGGAGATAATAAAGAATCCAGATTATAAAAAAGATTGGGAATTAAAAAAATATAAATTAATGAAGTTTTGCACATTTAAAAAATTTGAATTAAATCCAGATTTAAAAGTATTACTAAAAAAGACGGCGGAATCATATCTTTTACAACATTCTTCTGATAATTATTGGGGAGATAATAGTACCGATACTATAGGTAAAAATATGATGGGTAAATTATTGATGGAATTAAGGAAAAAATTCTTTGGAACTAAAAATAATTTCAAATCATTAAATGTAGGAGAATTAAGAAAATTATTAAATACAAGTTCTAACGGAGAAATATTAGTTTCAGGTAATGAAATATCTAAAAATAATACTAAGCGAAATATAAAAATAAATTCTATACGAAAAACTAAAAAAAAACAACTAGGTAAGAAGAAACAACTAGGTAAGAAGAAATAACTAGGTAAGAAGAAATAACTAGGTAAGAAGAAATAACTAGGTAAGAAGAAATAACTAGGTAAGAAGAAATAACTAGGTAAGAAGAAATAACTAGGTAAGAAGAAACAACTAGGTAAGAAGAAACAACTAGGTAAGAATTAAATATCTATTTTATTAAATATCAGTATTTTATCATTTTTTATAAATAATAAGAAGTTATTACCATAATAATCTTATTATTTAATTTTTAATAATTTAATATTTAAAATATTTATATATTATATATTATATTATGAGTTTTTTGGGAACAAGTAATACGAAACTCGCATTAGTAATTGGAATAAATTATACTGGTAAAAATGGAGAATTGCGTGGGTGTATAAATGATACGCAAAAAATAATTAATACATTAAAAACAAGATGTGGTTATAAAGACTCTCAAATTATTTTACTTACAGATGATACTGAAAAGAAACCAACAAAAAACAATATGCTAAATGCGATAGATGAATTTGTAGATAGGTCACATAAAGAATCGTGTAAAGAATTATGGTTTAGTTATTCGGGTCACGGATCTTATACAATTAATAATGGAGATGATAATGAACAAGATAATAAAGATGAGGCGTTAGTTCCATTAGACTATGAGACAGCTGGATTAATTACGGATGATGTTTTAAATAGTAAATTGGTTAAAAGATTACCTAAAGACGCTAAACTTTTCGCACTAATAGACGCTTGTCATTCTGGGACTTCTTTGGATTTACCATATATTTATAGAATAGCAAATGGTTTAGAATGTCATGGTAATGAACAAGATATTTTAGATGTATGTAAAATTAGTGGTTGTAGAGATAATCAAACTAGTGCCGATGCCTTTATAAATAAAAATTTCCAAGGAGCATTAACTTTTACATTTATTAAGACACTTGATGATTTTAGATATAATATGACTCCCAAACAGATTATAGAAAAAATGAAAAACTTTTTAAAACAGAATGGATATTCGCAAATACCTACTCTGGCACTATCTAAAAAACATATTTTAGATGAAATGCTTATGGGAGAAGATAAAAGTTTTAATCCAAATATAAATATTTATTTAGAAGGTGATACATGGTGTAAAGATGAAACTAGTTGGAATTTATTTGACTTACAAAAAAATAAGTTATTATTTAATGAAAATAGAAGATTCTTTATGGAAAATGAAAAAATTAATTATAAATTTGATTTAGACAATGGAACTTATTTATTAATTTTTAATGATACTTATGGCGACGGTGGAGTCCAAGGAAATATTAAATATTTGAAGTCAGGTAAAATATTAAATAATTTTATTTTTAATAGTGGAAGTAGAAGAGCAATAGAATTTAAAGTAAATAAAATGTTTGATTTGGATACATCTCTTTGTAAGAAAGAAATAAATTTAGAAATTAAATGCGATTATTATGGCTCGCAGGAATCAAGATGGAATATTTCAGATAAATTAGGTAGAAATGTATTTGAAACTGATAAAATATTTAAATCACCAAATGAAATACAAAAAATAAATGAAAAATTGGCACCAGGAGAATATCATATTAAGTTGAGAGATGTGTATGGTGACGGAGGTATAATAGGAACAATATTTCAAAATAGTAAAATAATTTTAGATTTTAGATGGACTAATTTGGATTGGACTACAGAAAATGGTTATAATAAGTCATATTCATTTATAGTATTATAACTAAATTAATTAGAAAACTATTTCTTTGGGATAATCCCTTCTAGGTCTATTAAATTTTGTATACAATATGTATGAAATTGTTATCAATGATATTATAGATAAATTAATATTTGTTTCTTTATAAAAATACATTTATATTTATTTATATTTATATTTATATTTAAATTTATTTATATTTATAATTACTTAAAAAAAATAAATAATAAATATTTAAATGATATCAAAAAGGTGTACTTCTCTAAATTTATTAAATCACATTAAACAAAAAAAATTTCCACATACTATAGAGTATGAATTTTTTAAAGATAAAACGCAACCTAATTTTCTTAAATGGGTTGGAACTTTAAAAATAAATGGTAAAACATTTCAAGGAATTGGTGAAAATAAGAATTCTGTACTTGTAAAAATTTTAAAAAATGCCGAAATGGAATTATATAGTTTATCTAATATCTAATATCTGGTATCTAATATTTAATATCTGGTATAGTTTATCTAATATCTAATATCTAGTATAGTTTATCTAATATATAATATCTGGTATAGTTTATAAGTATACGATAAGGAGTTAAAATTTATTTTTTTTTTGTTAACTATTAATAATGGATTATAATTTATTATTATTAATAGCAGTAATATTACTTTTTTTTATATATCATAGATTTCAAAGTAAGGAATCATTAAATCAAATAGATAGTCCACAATCTATGGAATTTTTAGATGAAACTATATTAAGGATAAGGTGTCAATTTAAAAAATTCGATTGGTTAGAACCTTATTTAAATAATTCTTCAAGAGAGTCTATAGGAAGTGGTTTTTTTATAGATGACCAAGGTCATATTTTAACAAATTTCCACGTAGTTGAGGAGGCTATTAAAGTTTTTATTCAAATTCCAAAGCATGGTAATAAAACATTTGATTGCGATGTATTATCAACATTTCCACATAGGGACATTGCTTTATTGAAAATAAGAGATTATAAAAATAAAAAATATTTTAAGTTGGGTGATTCAGATAAAGTTATAAAAGGAAATGTATCTTATGCGGTAGGATATCCATTAGGTCAAAATAAATTTAAAATTACTTCTGGTGTTATTAGTGGTTTCCAAGACGGGGATATTCAAATGGATTCCCCTATAAATCCAGGTAATTCAGGAGGTCCATTAGTTAATGAAAATATGGAAGTAATAGGAATTAATTATTCTGGTTTTGCGGGCGCCCAAAATGTAGGTTACGCCATACCAATTAATTATGTAAAAGTTATAAAAGAAGAAATGTTTAATAACAAAATTATTTATAACCCAGTATTGGGTTCTTCATTTAATAATACAAATTTGAGTATGTTAAAGTATACACAATTATGCGAAAGTGGGTATTATATTTCTTATGTAGGAAAAGATAGTCCATTAGATAAGGTTGGTATTAAATCTGGTAATTTGATTTGTTCAGTTGATGATATTAAATTAGATAATTATGGCGAAATACTTATGACTCAAACAAAATCTCATTTTCATATATTTGACTATCTTAATTATAAAAAGGTTGGTGATAAATTAAAATTAAAAATAATAAATACAAATTTTAAGTTAGAAGAAAAAACAATAACTCTACAGTCCAGTCAATATTATAAAGTGCGGGATAGATATCCAGGTTATGAGAATATAGATTATCAAATTATTGGTGGTATGGTTATAATGGAATTGGCGCGGAATCATTTCGGGGTTATTAAAAATAATGAAAATATACAGAAATTTAATAGAGTGGATAGTCTTATAAATTCCAAACTTATTATAACCAAAATTATAAAAGGATCGGCATTAGGTGAAGATAATATATTTTCGGCACCATGTATTTTAGATGAGGTTAATGGTATAAAAGTAAATGATTTGAAAGAATTGAGAGGGGCACTTCCGCAATTTAAGGAGAATTCTGGTCATAAATTTATTTCATTTTTAACAGAAAACCATAAATTTATAATTCTCGATATTAAAAGAATAACAAAGGAGGAGAGATTTTTAGCAGGTAAATTAAAGTATAGTATATCCAAATATACTAACAATTTATTGGGGTTTTATGATAAAATTACACCTGCACCAGCCATGGAAGCGCTTCCGATGCCTCCAAAGAAATCTCTACAAGACCAATAAGGACATAATAACTACCTAAAATCTTATCTTCTCTTTTATCTGATGAGTCTATTAGTTTATCCATTTCATTTAGAATAATTTTTCTCATTTTATTTTGATTAGTCAAATTATAAAAAGTTTGCACACTTATAGGGAACATTTTTATATTAGGTACTATTTCTTCTTTTCTTATAAAACTTAATTCTGAACGATAATTCCATATATCTTCAAGAACTTTATAATATAGTTTCAATTGTTGTTTAGTTAAATTAATAAACCAATTAATATTTGTTCCACCAGCATAAGTTTCCAGTAAATCTATTTTTTGAAAAACATCCATAATTCTATGGTTCATTTTTTGTTCTTTGGATTTAATAGTTTGTATTTCTTCCAATTCATATTTTTTATTATTTACTAAATTTTTAAGGTTTGAAATTGCTAATTTGGGTATTTTGTTTCTATTATAGGGATTATCCATATTACTATCTATAAGTTTATTAAATGAACGTATATCGAAACCATAAATAAATCCATCGTCATCACGGAAAGAAAAGAAATATGTATCTATTATTTCTTCTAATGGTTCGAATGTTAAAAAATCTTCTCTATTATTACATTTATTTTTATTTAAAAATCCAGGACCTCTCAATAGTTTTTCCTTATTTTTTATATATTCTCTTACTATTCTTTGAGACTTTATCACTTTTTTTAATTTTTCTTGAGCAGAATAATATTCCAGAATATCAAAATTAACTTTTATAATATCTATTAATTTTTTCTTATCTATTAACGTTTTATTATCTATTAACGTTTTATTATCTATAGAGCTTATTGTATTTGTTATTTTATATTCACGTAAAGTATTTAGTAACTCTAGAATTGATTTTTTTTTTAAAATACTGTCTTTTTTTTTAATATATAGTGATAAATTTAAAAATTTTCTATATTTATCTGGTAATGGTTTATCTATTCTAAGTATATTTTTCCCTTTGGAATGTATTCCACAATAATCTCCTTCTTTTTTATTTTTATCACATTGATTATGAATAAATAATAATTTATTTTTTCTACTAAGACACTTAGTATCATTTATTTCTATAGTATCATTTATTTCTATAGTATCATTTATTTCTATAGTATCATTTATTTCTAATATTTCTATAGTATCATTTATTTCTATAGTATCATTTATTTCTATTATTTCTATAGTTTGTTCATCCATATTTATATGTAACTCTTTTATTCTAAATAAAGAAATTAAAAATTATACTTTAAAATTTTTGATTTTTATATGGGCGAAAAAAAATTGAAAAATTGATTTTTGTAAATAATACATATTACAACAAAACAATAATAACAAAACATATCACAACAAATAAAATGACTACAACTACAATCAAAGCAAAAAATCTCGAAGCATCACTCGTTACATTCGCTGATAAACCTAAGCAATCAGAAAGTGGTACTGGTGGAAAATTTGTATGGGTTGGATATAAAAATAGCAAGTTGGCTGTTCAAACACCTCGAATGAGTGTGGCGTTCAATTTGAAACCTAATACTATGGGTGAGTATACAAAATATTCTCTAGAACTATCATTTACTGATATGGAAAATGATAAAAGTCTTCAAAAGTTTCATGATAATATTTGTGAAATGGACGAACGAATTATTGATGAAGGAGTTAAGAATTCTATGGCTTGGTTCAAACAAAAGACAGTCTCTCGGGATGTAGTTGAAGCAAAGTATAGTAAGATGATTAAAACTCCTACCGATAAGGTAACTGGTGATGTTTTAACACAATATCCTAAGCGATTTCGTGTGAAGGTTCCATTCTATGACGAAAAGTTTGGATGTGAAGTTTTTAACAAGAAGGGTGAAAAAATGGAAGGTCCATTAGAAGAAATCCTAGTTCGTGGAACTCGTGTAAAGGCTATTATTGAATGTGTTGGTCTTTGGATTTCGGCATCTAGTTATATGTGCCAATGGAAAGTTGTGCGAATGGAAGCAGATGTGGAAAAAGTCCAACAAGGATTCGCATTCTTACCAGATACTGACGATGAAGGAGATGACGATGAAGATGGTGAAGCAAAAAGTTCAAGTGCTGAAGTTGTCAGTGCCATTACTGAAGTTGCTAGTGCCAGTGCTGAAGTTGCTAGTGCTGAAGTTGCCGATAGCGATGAAGATAGCGACGCAGATAGCGACGCAGATAGCGATGAAGATAGCGATGATGAACCTGCTGTAGAAACACCTGTTGTAGAAACACCTGTTGTAGAAACACCTGCTGTAGAAACACCTGCTGTAGAAACACATATTGTAGATTCCAGTGATAGCGATAGTGAAGAAGAAGAAGAAGAAGCACCACCACCTCCGCCTCCACCAGTGAAGAAAGAAAAGAAAGAAAAGAAAGTTAAAAAGGCACCTAAAGATAAGAAATAAATAAATTTAAAATAATTAAAATTAAAAATTAATAATAAAAATTAAAATTAAATAATAAAATTAAAATTAAATAATAAAATTAAAATTAAATAATAAAATTAAAATTAAATAATAAAATTAAAATTAAATTAATAAAATAAAATATTTTTTAATTTAATGATACAAAGATTTTTTTCATCAGTTTCAAAATTTCCAGTACACGTTACAAATAATGCCTGGAAAAAGATAGGTAATATATTATATGAGCAAAATGCATATTGTTTTCATTTGAATGTTAAGAGTGGTGGGTGTAGTGGTTTTAGTTATGAAATGAAACTTTTACAGAGTAATAAAGATATACAAAGTAATAATTTATTAGAAGATGGTAATGCCAAATTATATATTGATCCTGGTGCCGAAATGTTATTGGGAACAACTATTGACTATATAGAAGAAAATTTCAAAGAAGGGGTTTTTGAGAACAGATTTACCTTTACACCTGATAAAGATTTCGCTATAGGTTGCGGATGTGGTGTTTCATTTAATCCTAAAAATTAAAATTAAAATAAAAAAATTGATTTAAAAAAATTGAATCAAGTATTAATTACAATACAAATAAATACATAATACAATACAACAAACAATCTAATAAAAATGAATCAATCTCACATTATCAAAGCTCACCATATGGAAATTGGAAAGGTAACTATTTCCGATACAAAAACAAATGAAAATGGAGGAAAGTCTATCTATTTAAACTATGATAACCACCCAATAATTATTCAAACACCTGTAACGACTCTACCATATAATATGAGTATTTATGATAAGGGTGATTACCCCAAATATTCTATTGAATTATCATTTAGGGATTTAGATACTGATTCTAAACTTAAAGCGTTTCATGATTCGTTTAATAAATTAGATGATATGATTGTTGAACACGGAGTTAAGAATAGTATGCCTTGGTTCAAAAAGAAAAAAGCACATAAAGATGTAGTGTTGGCACTTTTCTCGCCACATATTAAATTATCACGAGATAAAGAAACCGGTGAGGCGGATGGTAAATACCCACCGAATATGAAAATTAAACTTCCTGTTAGAGATAATGTTCCGGGTTTTAAGATATATGACTTTGATAAAAATGAATTAGATAGACCTATCGAGGAACTATTTGTGAAGGGGGCGCGAGTTCAAACATTAATTAAATGTTCCGGTATTTGGATTATTGGAGGAAAGTTTGGATGTTCTTGGAACGTTAGTCAAATTATGGTTGATGCCCCATCTACTATCCAAAATTACTCATTTATTGATGATTCTGGTGGCGAAGAAGAAGAAGAAAGTGATAGTGATGGGGATGATTTGGTAGATGATTCAGATTAATTTATAAATATAAAATAAAATATATAATAATTTAAAAAAATTGAAAATTTTTTATATTAATATATCAAATAACAAAATGTCAAATAAAGGAGGTAGTATAAATTTAATTTTTGGATGTATGTTTTCTGGAAAATCTACTGAGTCTATTAGACTAATTCGCCGTTATAAGAATACGGAAAAAAAAATATTGGTTATAAATCATAAACTAGACAATAGGTATGGTGAATCAATAATTTCTTCGCACGATAAAATTCAATTAAAATGTGTTTCTTTAGAAAACCTTGAGGATATGAAATCTTTAGATGAATATAAATCCGCAGATATTATTTTTATAGAAGAAGGTCAATTTTTTAAAGATTTGTTTGACTTTGTTACTAATGCAGCAGATAAAGAACATAAAACATTATATGTTACTGGATTAGACGGTGACTATAAAAGAAATATGTTTGGAGATATTTGTAGATTAATTCCACACGCTGAGAATATTACTAAACTTAAAGCAATTTGTTCAATTTGTAAAGATGGAACATTAGCGAATTTTACAAAAAGAATTGTAGAGGAAACGGAATTAGAATTAATCGGTAATGAAAATATGTATATTCCAACTTGTAGAATACATTATAATAATTAATATATTAAAAAATTTAATAAATTTAAAGAATTACCTATTTTTTATTTTATGGTAGAACAAATAAATTCAGAGATTGAAAAAATCACTATTAAAAAAAATAAAACTAAGCAAGCTAAAGCGGAACTAGTAGAAGCTAAGCAAGTAAAAGCTAAAGCGGAACTAGTAGAAGCTAAGCAAGCTAAAGCTAAGCAAGCTAAAGCTAAGCAAGCTAAAGCTAAGCAAGCTAAAGCTAAGCAAGTAGAAGAACTAGTAGAAGAAAAAGCTAAAGAGGAACTAGTAGAAGAACAAATTATTAAGGAACCTAAAATACCTAAAAAAAGGGGTCGTAAACCAAAACAAATTAATGATGAACCTAAAATACCTAAAAAAAGAGGTAGAAAACCTAAGGATGTGTCTTTGTCTAAACCTTCTAATAATTTAAATTCGGAATCTGTAAAAGATACTATTTTACATCTAAAAATAAATTCATCTAGTTTAGATAATAATTTACTTATAGATAATATGTATGATTATAACCCAGATATAAAAGTTCCAGAACCATATGACCCTTCAAATAATGATTTAGAAATTATAGAAGGTTATAATCCATTAGAAGAACCAAATGAATATTTACAAAAAAAGAATATAATAGATGAAGAAAATGAAAATGAAGAAGAAGTATTAGATATTGATAAATACGAAAAGAAAATAACAAATTTAAATACAAGATATAATGAAAGTAATAGTTCTTGTTTTATGAATAATACTTTTAAAAAGAAAAATATAGCACCTATTATGATGTATTATAATGAATATAATAAAAGAAAAGAATGGCCGAAAGTTTCCAATATAAAATGTTTTTGGTGTTGTCATAATTTTGATAATATACCATGTGCTCTACCTTATAAATTTAAAGAAAAAGTTTTTTATGTTTTTGGTAATTTTTGTTCACCAGAATGTTCGGCATCATATAATTTTGATTCTGGAGCAGATGATAAGGATACTTGGGAAAGATATAGTTTATTGAACCATTTATATTCCATAATTTACGATACTAGTGAATTAACTATAAAGTTAGCTCCTCCCAAAATGTCATTAAAAATATTTGGAGGTAGATTAACTATTGAAGAATTTAGGGATTGTAATAATGATTATCTTAAAAATTATAAGATAGTATTGCCTCCTATGGTATCTATAATACCTTCATTGGAAGAAATTAATAAAGATTCTTTAAAGAAAAAAAATACACACTATATACCTCTTGATAAAGATAGAATTAGTAAAGTTAATAATGATTTGAGATTACAAAGAAGTAAGCCTATATCTAATAGAAATACTCTAGAAAATTGTATGAGATTAAAATATAACTAAAATATTATATTAATAAGTTATATTAGATTAAATAAAATATTGTTTATTATTAAATTATCTTTGATAAAATTATGACATTAAATCAACTTTTTTGTCACAAACCGGACCAATATATTTTAGATATTTTGATGGAATCTTTTAAATTAGAAAATCTACAGGATAATAAAATATTTACTAAAAAAGATGTGAAAGAGTATGACACAGTTGAAAAAATAAATTCACACAAAAAAGAATTTGAAAAATATTATTTACCATGTAAAAGTAAAAAATATTTATATGAATTAAATGAGAAGAAAGTAATGACAATTTTAAAACAAATATTAAAAATCTTTAATTATTATGTATTTTCTAAAGAAAAATATATAGATGGTGAAAAATTTATAACTTATCAAGTAGTTCCTATAGACCAGCGCAATATTTTAAAAGTTAATAAAAAAGATGAAAAATATATAGTATCATTTGATTAAATTTTAGGAGCATCAAAATCAACTAGTTTACTACCTAATTTATAGTAATTATCTATTTTTTGTTCTTTAAAATAATTTCTTAAATCATTTTTACATACTTTTTCTTCTTCTCCTGAACATTCCTTTAATTTTCTAATAGAATTTTTATAGAAGGGGAATGGGATTTTCTTTAATTTCTCTGCATCTGTATCTTTTAAAAGATTGAATTTAGTATTCCATTGTTTATAAGTACATGAATCATAATGAAGTATTACTATTTTATTATCAGGCATATTATAATTTTTACCAGAAAAATAGTGGGGACCTTTAAATCTCGCCCCATTTTGAACTAATCCACAAGATTTCCCATTGGCATACGATAGACATCTCCCTTTTTTACAGTCTATAAATTTATTAGTTGTGAAACATTTTTCACTCATTTTTGGAAACACTGCTTCAAAATTTTTAAAATGTATACAACCAAGTGAATCATCATTTTCTTTTGCCTGGTTTAAATATTTTCTAAAGTTTTGTCTAATAGAATGATTTGGTGAAACTACATGAATTAATTCATCGGCATCACAATGAAATAGAAAATCAATACCCATTTCTTTCGCCTTGTCGCACGCAGAATTAACATTTTCTTTTTGTCTATCCATAATAGTCAAATAATTGTGTTTCGTATCTATATCTTTTTTTGAATGATATGTTGCCGTAATTCTATTAGGATATTTATCTATAATTTCTTTATACTGGGGGGAATCTTCTACTCTAAGAAAAATATGATCTATTCCTAGTGTATTAAGGTGGTATTCTAACCAAAAATCAAAATCAGGATGTATGGTAACCATACTAACTATCGCTATTTTTGCCAGAGGTGAGAAATTCTCTATATTTGTTTTATTTGTAATAATTACTGTAAATAATAAAATAATAATACTTATGAATATAATATTTTTACAAATCATATTATAATTTATACTAATATTTAATATAGATATAATTTAATATTAAAAAATAAATATAAAAAAAATAAATATAAAAAAAATAAATATAAAAAATAAATATAAAAAAAATAAATATAAAAAAAATAAATATTATAATATTATGGCCGAGAGTAATATTTTTGATATTATTAGGAGAGAGAGATTAAATATATGTGATATAGATACAAATAATATAAATAAGGTGTTTTTGAAATTTTATTTTAAGTATATGCTTTTAATAAAAAAAAAATTACAAGGACAAAAAGAAATAAATTTTGAAGAAGATATAGACGCCATATCTAATATGTTTTTTCATATTTCTTGGATAATTCTATTAACCTCATTTAATATTCATATAGCCATCTTTTTTATGGAACGAGCTGCCCTCCTTTTTAGCGAATTTATAATAATTTCGTCAAGTGAACCAAAATATGTATTAGATACAAATAATAAATTAAACGACGCAATTATTTTTACATATAAGAAAACCGTGGGAGAAACGGTTATAGATAGGATTTTAAAAGAAAATATTTCCATCGGACATAATACTATATATAAAAGTTTACTTAATGTTAGAAAGAATAATTATTTATATATAAAAATAACAAACCATATTTTAAAATCAAATAATTTTAAATTAATAGAAAAAAGTATGAAAATATCAAAACACCTTATAGAACCAATATATAAAATATATCAAATTATAGATATAGATAATTATTTATATCCCAGAATTTTACAGATTTTAAATAAAGAAAATGATATTATTAAATCATTATTTTTAATAAAAATAAATGTGGAAATAATTGATATATTCCTTTCAGACTATTTTTTTAATAATTTGGAAAAAGAAATAGATTATTTTCTTGAAATTTTAGACAATAATTATAATAATTTATATAATTTAGGTGAATTCTCAAATATTTCTTATAAATGTAATGATATTCATAATAATAAAATATTTAATCATTTAAAAAAATGTGTATTCGAATTTTTAGAATAATTTAAGTTTTAGTTTTTATTTTTATTTTTATTTTTATTTAAAATTGGTTCTCCATCAACCATTTTCCCTACACATTTTCCTTTCACTCCATTTTTAATTTTATAGAGTTTATTATCTATTAAATAGTAATTTTTACCTTTAATATGTATTTCTTCTACATCTTCTCGCGCATCTTCTACGACATCTTCGGCATCTTCGGCATCTTCTAAGGCATCTTCTAAGGCATCTTCTCGCGCATCTTCTAAGGCATCTTCTCGCACTTCTTCTAAGGCATCTTCTAGCACTTCTTCTAAGACATCTTCTTCTAAGACATCTTCTTCTGCTTTTACATTATCATCTTTTACTAATCTAGAAAGACTATTTTTTTTTACTAATGACGGATTTAAAGGAATATTCTTACTTAAATAATTACGTAAATCTGAATTTTCATTTCTGGATTCTTTTAATTGTTTATTAAGATTGCTAATAATAGAAACCTTATTAAAATTTTCTTCTGTAAATTGGTGTTCTTCTAATTTATCATTTAATTCTTTGACTTTATTACTTAATTCTAGATTTTCATTTTTTAAAATTTCGATATTTTCAGTTAATTCCTCTCTAATATTATCAAATTGAACTACGGTATCTTCTATAATACTATTGAGACTACTACCAATTAGTGTTTGGAAATTTTTTAAAAGAGATAAATCCATATTAAATTTTTATATTTACATAAATTTAAATTTATTTTTTAAATTATTTAAATTAATTGTAATGTTTAATTTTTATTTTTAATTTATTTATTTTAAATATATGACTAGTATTACAGATGAAGATGTAGATATATTAATGAAACAATGTAGTATTACTAAAGAAAAGGCACGTGAAATTTTAATATTTAATGAAGGAAATATAGTAGAATCTATTATTATGATAAATACAGATAAAATAGATTTAAATAATTTACAAAATGATAAAAAAGTAGTTGTCGAAGAAGAAACTGACGATTTTTTAGTAGATAGTTCTAAGCAAGAAAATATTAAAAAGTATAGAGATATTGTTGATAGTAAAGATATTGTTTATAATCAAAAACAAAAAGAAAAAGAAGAAAAAGAATTACTTAAAAGTAATGGACAAGATATTCAAAAACCAACTTTATCAATAGAAGAATTATATTATTTAGAAAGAGGGAAAAGCTCATTTAATAGTATTAGAGTTTTATAGTTTTATAGTATTAGAGTTTTATAGTTTTATAGTATTATAGTTTTATAGTTTTATAGTTTTATAGTATTATAGTTTTATAAAATAATTTTATTGATTAAATATGGTGATTAATACATAATTCTCTAAATACATCTAAAAAAATATCACATTCTTCCTTTTTGATATTTAAAGGTGGTAATAATCGTATATATTGTCCGTTATTACCGCATATCAATACCAAAATATTTCTTTTATTTAATTCTCTTACTATTTCAATAACTTTTTCAGGATTATATAATTCAATACCTATCATTAAACCATATTGTCTAACTTCTTTAATTGTTGGTAAATTTTCTATTTCACTTTTTAAATAAAATCCCATAAATATTACATTTGGGAGTAATTTTTCATTATTCATAATTTCAATCGTAGCAATTGCCGCAGAACAACTTATAGCATTACCTCCATAAGTCCCCCCAAGAAAATTGGTTCCTATATTATCTAATACAGAATTATTACCAACTAATCCAGCAATTGGAAATCCACCACCAATACCTTTACCAAAAGTTAAAATATCTGGTATAACATTCTTTTGTTCTATATTCCAAAATGTTCCTGTTCTACCAAAACCACACTGAACCTCATCCGCTATGGTTAAAATATTATTATCTTCGCAAATTTTATGTATTTCTTTTAAGAAATTTTCTTCTAATGAAAAAATACCACCTTCCCCTTGAACTGGTTCATAAATTACACAAGCAACTTCTTCTGGACTGGTATTGTAGGTTAATATATCTTTAAAACTTTGTATATTATTTATCTCTGAAAAGTAAACACCTGGTAATAAGGGATTAATATTCTTTTTACACGACAAATTTGAACTAGTTACTGAAAGTGCCCCATAAGTTCTTCCATGAAATCCTTTTTTCATAGTTATAATATTCTGTTTTTTAGTATAAGCTCTCGCTATTTTTATGGCATTGTCGGTTGCTTCCGAACCAGAATTAACATAAAAAATACTATTAAGAGTTTTTGAAGGCATTATTTTTAATAATGACGGAGTTAATTTATTAGATGCTTCATGTATATTAAAAATTTGTTGTGGAGAATGTACATATTTATCAACTTGGGTTTTAACTGCTTCTATAATATGAGGGTGACTATGACCAGTAGATAAAGCACCTATTCCTGACGTAAAATCTAAATATTTTGTATTATTATTATCAAATAACCAAGAACCTTTACCATATTTTGGGAAAATATTTGAATGTAAAATTTTAATTGCTCCAGGTAAATTTGAAGAATAATTAATATCTATTTTTGAAAGTGAACTAGATATTTTCTTAATATTGGTCATTTAAAATAATACTAAAAAAACTTTTAAATAGTAAAAACTTTTAGTATTAATGTGAAAAAAATTAATAAATTAAAATAAACTGGCATACATATCATCGTGATAAGTAGTGTTTTCGGTAAACATATTACCTTGATTTTGATTACTTAAATTAGCGTCATATCCTTGCCCACCCACCAAAGGATTACCGGAACATTGTGGATTATCTGAACAAGATTGGGAATTTAATAAACCCATATCTGTACTACCAGTCATATTATCCATACCTAAATTAGTGGCATTATTTAAATTACCGCTCTGGATAGGAGGTTGGGCGACATTATTTAATGAGTTATTCATCATAGAGTTATTCATTCTATTTTTATTCATCTGAACATTATTCGGCATTTGTCCATTATTGTTATTTTGCATTTGTCCATTATTGTTATTTTGCCTCATACCATTATTGTTATTTGGCATTTGACCATTGTTATTTGGCATTTGACCATTGTTATTTGGCATTTGACCATTGTTATTTGGCATTTGACCATTGTTATTTGGCATTTGACCATTGTTATTAGGCATTTGACCATTGTTATTTGGCATTTGATTATTATTATTCTGATTGGCGATATTATTCATTATGGCGTTTTCTTGTGTCATTTCATTAGATACTTGTTGACAATAAGTTCTACATTTATTTAATAATTTATTCCCATTATTATTCACATTATTCCCATTAACTTTATTTGATGTTTCCAATTGTTCGTGTCCAAAGTAGACAATCGCTACAAATAAAATAGCCATAATAAAAACACCCAATTCAGTAGGCGCACCATCAACATTAAGAAAAGATACTATATGTGATAGATTTTTATGGAATAATTTATAAAGATATGGGTGAGAAAGAACAAAAAATAAAATTCCCAAAATTAAGGCACACTTTAATTTTTTTTGATCAAGGTTTAACATTCTATATATTTTAATAATATTTTATTTATTTATTTATCAATTAATTCATTTTATATTAATTCCATATTATATTATCAATTAATTTTCATTTTATATTAATTAATTTTCATTTTATATTAATTCCATATTATATTATCAATTAATTTTCATATTATATTAATTCCATATTATCAATTAATTTTCATATTATATTAATTCCATATTATCAATTAATTTTCATATTATTAATTTCATTAAATTTATTTTTTTTCTTAATATATTTTCCTAAATTATCCATAAATTCTTGGTCTATAATGTCCCAAGTATCATAAAAATTAAATAGTTGCTGACTTACAGTATTATGTTTATTATATGTCCCCAATATTATCCCATATTGTATAAATGTATAAGGAATATTAATAAACTTATCTACCCTTCCTTCAAAAAAATTTTTATCTTTAAACTTTCTATCATACGCCTTTCTCCTAAAACATAAACTACTTAAATGTAATTGTTTTTTATATATACCTGAAAAATAACTTTTATTATGAATAATATCGTAAGAACCTAACCTATTAGTCCCTATACCTAATAAATCTGGATATTTCAATAATAATTTAACCCTACTTACCATATTTTCTCTGGCATAAAATCCATTAACATCCATATTTAATATAATATCGTTACTACAATGACCCACGGCAACATCCATAATTTCATTATAATTAAATTCATCATCATTTTGTAATTGTATATAATTTAAATTCGTTATTCCTGTTAATAGATCCTTAATACACGAGTCATTCTTTATACACGAGTCATTCTTTATACACGAGTCATTCTTTATACACGAGTCATTCTTTATACACGAGTCATTCTTTATACACGAGTCATTCTTTATACACGAGTCATTCTTTA